TTTTCGATGCTAATTTCAATTTTCATAGTCATACTCCCAGTGTTCCTGATACGCCCAGGCTGCCGCCTCGGCCACCTAAACTTCCACCGCCACCAAGCGTTGGCGCGCCAATATCTGCAGCGCCGTAGCCTGCCAACAATGAGCGATCACCTGCTGAGCGGCCAGCTTTGCGGCTTCCCGCTATCTTGGCTGCAGAGGTGCGCTGTATGGCTTCCATTTCCGACTTGCTCTTAGCAGTCATCTCTGCAGATATGCGCTGCGTTTCGGCAAGCTGCCTGGCAATCTCTGCTTGCGCAGCTTCAGCCTCTTTGGCTGCTTGAGCTGCAGCAGCTTGTGCAGCGGCTTGCTGGGCTTGGTATGCAGCTGCTGTCTCGGCCATTCGTTGCTGTTCAGCTGCAACCATGGCGGCAATTTCACCTTGCGCTCTTGCAAATGCGTCGGCATCGGCTTTAGCCTGCGCTTCAAGTTGGACTTTGGTCGCTGCATCAAGATCAGCTTGTTGCTTCTTGAATGCTTCTTCGTCAGCCAGGAGCTTGGCCAGTGCTGCGTCGTTCTCAGCTTTCAGCTTGGCCGCAGCAGCTTCGTCCTCTGCCCTAATCTTGGCCTCGTTCTCAGCAGCAAGTCGATCCAGCTCTGCTTGAAATCCAGCAGCTTTGTCTTCCTCACTGACAGTCGGAACGAATGGGCTTGAGTTGCCATCGTTTAGCGGCGAGATCAGCTGTCCATCGATCTCTTCAAAGACACTGTTGACAGGCTTGATGACTGCCATGTCAAGCTCCCAGCAGCGTCTTCAGCTGGTTTTCGTCATTGGCTGCTGGTGCCAGGCCAAGCTCTGGTGTCATTCTGGCAGTTGACAGCAAGGAGCGGCGGCCAGCGCGGCGGCGTGCGGTCATCTGGGAAGATTCGCGCTCAGCAATCTTGCGGCGCTCGGCATCAAGTGCAGCTGCCTGGTCTTTGGCCTGCTTCTGCATTGAGGCTTTTTGCTCTTCATACTGCTTTTGCTGCTGGAAGAGCTGGGCCTTGGCGGCTTCTGCAGAGGCAGCTTGTTGAGCCGTCAAGCTCCTCATCATCTCCGCTTGCTGCGAAGCGCTAAGTTGAGCTTGGGCCATGGCAGATGCTGAAGCCTCTCTTTGAGCTGCAATCTGCGACATTGTCAATTGACCTTGCTGAGCTGCTAATGCTGTCTGCTGATCGCGTGTTAGCTTGGCTTGTTCTGCTGCAGTTAGCCTGGATGCTTCAGCCTGTGCCGCAGCAGCTGCGCGGTTCTTTTCAGCTTCGGTCATGGCGGCGGTTCTGTTCTTTTCTGCTTCTGCAGCAGCGGCTGCACGCGCAGCAGCTGCTTGTGAGGCAGCCTCTTCACGCGCTTTGGTTGCATTGGCGATGGCTGCAGCTGATGCTTCGGCTGCTTGCGCCCTGGCTTTTTCGGCTGCGCTCTGAGAACGGTTGACAGCGTAGGCTGTGGCACCCGCTCCGATCAAAGCTGCGACGATTGGTGCTGGCATGGTCTGATCCTCCCATATAGTGTGTAATCTGAGCCGTCCATTCCGAAGTTGCGCATCACACCCTCAAGAGTGAAACCCAGCGCCAGCGGCCAGCTCTCTGCATAATCTGCATCCGATTCTATTGCTACTTGTACACGGGTCAAACACAGAGATATCTGAGCGATATCGAGGGCAGTTCTCACCCCGACAATCAGCTGGCGCTTGAACTTGTGCTTGACGCTGTCATCGATGATCGTCCACACCTCACCGACACCCTTCCACAGCACGGCAACGCCAATTATTCCCAGCAGTTTGCCGTTGTAGTACAGGGCGCCGCTTGGGCCGCGCTCCATGTTGAAGTGAATGGTGTCGAGCGGATCGATTGGCCAGGGCGTTCTGACATATTCGGTCAGGCGCTCGATGTGCCAATCGGTGATCGGCTCAAAATAGCAGCCGGTGCAGGCCAGCTTTTCGTTGACGGTGTCGATCAGGTCTGTCATGAAAAGATATCGAAGTCCAATACAGCGGTGGCCATGCCAGGAGCGCGTCCTCCCAGCTGGTGCGTGCGGGTCATGCGGTTGTATTCGCCGCCGCCCAGCATCAGGTAGCCAAATGAGTCGCCAATGTGCGAGTGTTCGTTCTTGTTTGGCGCGTCTTTGAAGCGCTCATGCCCGGCACCGACCGCAACCCGCTTGAAGTGGTAGCCACCGGCCAGCGCTTTGCGCAGCAGCTTGCACTCGCGGTTCACAATCAGGCCAGGCTTGCCCATGACCAGCCGCTGCATGGGGGCGGCTGACGCTTCCCGGCGCACTTTGAAGTCATTGGACGCTGTTGGCTGGGCTTTAAGCCCCAGTGTTCGCAGAAAATCGAACGCTGTGACCTCATAGATGGCATCCCTGGCCATACCGGCGGGGTCACCCCAGATCAGAACCTGGTGGTTGGGGTAGCGGGCATTGAGTTCAGCCAGCAGCTGGGTGCCAAACCGCTCCAGGCCCATGTCAAAAGTGACAATTTCCTGGTGAATCACCCACCGGCCATTGGGTAGTCGCTGGCCAATGGTGGCTGCAGGGGTCAAACCGAAGTCCAGGCCCACCTGGATGGGCACATTGGGGTCAATGTCGGTGTCGCCAGACATGACAGAGTCGTCATACTCGGGCCAGACGGGTCTGCCTTCCTGGACATAGACGTATTCGCCGCCGGCATAGCAGCGAATCCAGTCCAGCGTCTTTCCGCCCAGCATTTGCAGGTAGTAGCCAGCAGGCAAATTGTTCAGATTCTCGGCCTTGGGGTTAACCCGCCACCACTTGTTGGCAGCAAAGATGTGATCGTTGGCCTCGGGCATCTCGGGCAGGTCTTCAGAATCAACCGGCACCACGCCACCAGGCTGCTTGAAGAACTTCCAGGCAAACTGGCCGGTGAGCTTTTCCTTCTCGGCCAGCTTGAACCACCAGTGGTCGTCATCCATCGGGTTGGTATCCATCCAAATGCCCGACCAGGTCGCCCCGCCATCTCGTTTTGTGGGGTAACGGCCCACACGGTGGGTCAATCCATCGATCACAGCCTTGGGCAGCTCACGCGCTTCGTTAACCCAGGCACCCGTCAGCTCAAGGGACAGGAGCTTTCGCACGTCCTTGGGTTGGTCAAGGGCCAGGAAGATCACCTCGCAGTCAATACCGGCTGCATCACCCCGGCTGGGCAGCTTGATGTGGTGGGTGATCGGCGGTGTCCAAAGCAGTGGCCCAAACGTGGACTCTGGAAACAGGTCAATCCAGGTCTTGATCGTGGTGGTTTTCAGCATGGGGTAGCTGTTTCGCACAATGGCAAACCGCGAGTAGCGGATGCCGTCAATGGGCGATGGCTTTTGCTTGACAGCGCGCATCATGATCTCGGCAGCGCATGCGTAGGACTTTCCCGACCCCACCGGCCCCATCATGCCGCGCACAAACGCATTGCTTTGCAAGAAATTCCAAACCTCTGGGCTGGCGCTGAAGTCCAGGTTCAGCCCCGTTGAGGGCATCTGCTTAGAGCTTTGTTCTTTAGTGCGGCTCATGCATACCTTTTTTGATTTCGCGAAGAATAATCAACAAGTCCAGCTTTTCGTCGCAAATGTTTTCCCATTCTTTGTCGTCAAGGTCTGTATCAAGCTCAAGCTCAAGCACCCTAATCATTCGGCCAATAAAGATTTCATCCATGTCAGTCTTCCTTTACATCCACAATGTCACTGATCGGGGACTTGATATTGATCCCAATCACCGATGGCTTGTCTGACTCATCTGGGTTGTCCAGCAAGCCAGAAGCCTTGGCCAGAATGCGCAGCACCCCGACCTTGTCATACAGCTCGATCTCAAGCGTCGAGTTGCCATCCCGGTCAACCTTCTGCTTGATCGACTTGATCGCAGTCAGCGCATGCTCGGGTATCTGGTGCGCAGCCTTCACGGTCACGTTCCCAGACTCATCCCAAGTCATGATGTCGCTGATCTTCGTGTTGGCCATGCACAAGAGCGCATACGCCACAGCCTCCCGGTTGCCAGCCAGGGTGGACGATCTCTCAAGCCTGCGCTCAATCGACCTGGTGCCACCCCAGCCAGCAACACTGGGTATCTGCGTCGGCTGCTTACGGCTTGCCATCAGAACGGTATGTCAGAGTCTTCCGACACCTGCGCCACCGGAGCAGCCACAGCAGGCTTGGCTTGTTTGGGCTTGCCAACCTTCACCCTAAACCAATGCTCACCAGCCGACGTTTTGCCAGGCGTGATCTCCAGGTAGTGCAGCGAGCCATCAGGCAAGATCACCTCACCAGAGTACGGCGCGTGCCAGTCCTCGGTCTTGTTCTTGTTCACAAAGGCTTTGCCTTGTCCAGGCTTCAGTTCGTATGCCATAAATCAATCCTTTCAAATGGCGAGTGTACAAAGTTCAGAAAATTCTGAGGAAAAATT